TCATCTACCCGTACCTGGCTCGCGCTCGTATGGCACTTCTCGGGCTCCAGGGAACGCAGCGGAACGTGCGCGCTCCTCTTGCGATCCCCACGGACATTCAGCGCGTCCCGTTCGGAGATGACGCCATTCTCCGCACGAACAACCCGGACAAGATCCGTCGGATCACCACAGACCTTCCTGTCCATGCCTTCCAGCAGGAGGCCGTCCTCCAGGAGGAGATCCGCTCCGGCACCCGCACGCCTGCGGCGGCTACGGGCGACGTCAGCGCGTCGATCATCACGGGCAAGGGCGTAGAAGCCCTACAGGGCGGATACGACACGCAGATCGCCACGGGCCAGCGCCAGCTCGGCCATGCCCTCGAAGAGGCGCTTGCCCTCTGTTTCGAGATGGATGAGCAGTACTGGCCGGATCGCGAGAAGTCGATTCAGGGCATGGTCTCCGGCACGCCCTTCAATGAGAAGTACGTGCCGAGGAAGGACATCGACGGTGACTACACCGTCAACGTGTCCTACGGCTTCGCGGCTGGCATGAACCCCAACCAGGCCCTGATCTTCCTTCTCCAGCTCCGTGGAGACCAGGACATCAGCCGCGACTTCCTCCAGCGCCAGCTCCCCATGGATATCGACGTCAACGCCATGCAGGCGCAGATCGACAATGAGCAAGTCACCGACGCGTTGAAGCAGGGCGTCTTTGCCATGCTGGCCTCGGCGGGCATCATGGCCCAACAGGGCATGGACCCGACACAGGTACTTGCCAAGGCGGCGACGATCATCGATCAGCGCGAAAAGGGCATTCCGATGCACGAGGCGATCCTGAAGGCGTTCCAGCCGGAACCCGCTCGCACCCCAGCAGCCATGGCCGCTGGTGCCCAGGGAGGTGCCCCCGAGGGGGGCGGTGCAGAAGGCGGGGGAGGCGTCCCCTTCGGGATGAACCCCGGTACCGGTCTGCCCGGCGGCACCGCGCCAGGGCAGGCGCAGATGGGCCCCGGCGGTAAGCCGGACCTACTAACCCTTCTGGCCGGACTGGGATCAGGGGGCAAGCCGAATTTGTCGGCTTCAGTGAAGAGGAATGTTCCTGCATGACATGTTTCCTGTGCGGCTGCGACGACGGTCATCACCTGGGGTGCATGGCGGGCGTCACGCCCAGCCTTACTCCAGAACTGGCCGTACGGATGGGCCTTCTTGCGCCCCCTGCGGGCGAGAAGGTCATTCCGGACTCTGTAGTTGAGGTCCTTCGCGAAGGATCCATGACCACGGTGCCTGAGGCGCAGGCCAACGCCTGCGAGTTCGGCGGTTGCGACAATCCGAAGTACAGCGACTCCCCGCGCGCGAAGTACTGCGAGGAGCACAAGGACCCGAAGAACCGGAAGGAGTAACACATGGACACCAGCGTTTCCCCCTGGCCGTTCCCCGGCGATCCGGGCCACGAGGGCGGTTCGAAGCCTATGCATCACCTGAAGGGCGGCATGTCCGGCGTGTACACGCAGGCCCCCGACCTTCAGGAGGCCAACACGGGCTCCGCTACCGGCTCGCCGTCGGACACTTCCGGCGACATCTCCGGCTGGGACTCGACGACCATCGACCGCACCGGCGGCAGTCACGGCGTCGGCGACTCGGGTATGTACAAGACCGGCAAGAGCACCTGATGGCCAGCGGTGGCTACCGCCAGCCCGGCAATCCGGCCCCGGTCTCGGGCCCCGGTGCGCTGAGCAAGCGGACGGACGGGGGTGGTCCCGGAAATCAGCAGCCGGTACGTGTGCCGACCGGCGGTTCGTACGGCGATGCCACCCAGATGCAGAAGCTTCAGCAGTCGGCCCCCCTCGGGGCCTCTCCCGGCGGGGACGTAGCTCCCGCCGGGGGGCTGGCGCTCCCTCCGGGCGTCGGCTTCGGCGAGCCGACGCAGCAGCCTGACGTTCCGGTGACCGATGGCGCCGCCATGGGTGCTGGTGCTGGTCTGGAAGCCCTGGGGCTCACGCCCCAGAGGGACGATGACATGCAGCGGCTCATCCAGTACCTGCCGGTGCTGGAGCACATGGCCAGCCAGGTAGGCAGCTCCAAGGCGGCCCGCAATCTCGTGCGAAGCCTCAAGTCCCTTTTGTGAAGCGGGTGTTGTACCTGCGAGAGGAGGGGTTTTGGAGACGGTAGCGCTCACGCGCCTTCCGCCGCGCGCACTCGCGACACCTCCGGAATCCGGTTCCTTTCAGAAAGGCCGTGTTCTCCTCGTCGTACTCATGCCCTTCGGGGCAGTGAGTCTTGGCGAGGTTCGCGGCCCCCACCCCGCTTCAGAAGGGTTTGGGTGAGCACCATGGAGTGGTTCGATGATCTAGGCGTCATGCTTCAGTTCATGCCGGACACTCCGGCCCTGGCATTCGATATGACTACCAGCGGACCGAAGTACGACGCATTCAAGTACTCGCTGGCGTACAACATGCAGAACAGCCCGACGGGGTTGGAGATCTACCCGCAGACTGAGGGGGCGTTCCCCGGAGGAGAGTGACCCGTGGGTATCGGCGGCTTCCTTGGCGACATCGGGGACGGCATCAAGCACGGCCTGGACAAGACCGTTGAGGGCCTGAATGTCGTCGACCGGTACATCAACCCCTTCCACCAAGAGCAGACCATCACCCCGGAGGGCGAGAAGGCCGCCGAGACGGCACAGCTCACGGGTAGGCCTCAGTGGCAGGGTGTGCTGACTCCCAGCCTGGAAGACACCATGTCGGGCATGCGGTGGCTGTACTCGAATGGCGTGTCTCAGCCGATTGCCACCGCCGCGCTGGTGGGCAAGCAGAACCGAGGCAACAGCAGCGCCTTCGGCGGCGACTACTTCAACGCCTCCGCCTGGACGAAGTCATGGGATGCGGCTAACCACATCTCCGCCGGACAGGCACTTCTCATGTCCCCGGATGAGGCGGAGCAGGCGATCAAGTCGCCCCTGCTCTACTACAAGCCGCCGGAGGCGTACCTTCCCGCCGGGTTCAAGGATCTGCCTGTCGGCGAGCAACAGAAGATTCTCAAGGACGCAGGCATGCCCGCAATCGGTAATGCCTACGTAGAGAGCCTGCGCAAGGGAAGCTCCTGGTTCAAGTACGGCACCGGAGCGCTGGACTTCTCCAGCGTGGTCTTCCTGGACCCCACGGCCCTGGGTCTACAGGCCGTGGGCGGCGCTCGCAAGCTCGTCACCGTGGACAAGATGCCCAAGGGTGGCTGGTCTGCGGAGCAGATCGATCAGGTCATGGCGAAGACCAAGATGACCCGCATGATGGAGGGCATCTGGGCCAACAAGGACAACCCGCAGCTCCTGAACAACACTGCCCTGGCGCAGCACTCGGGCATGGGGCCGCGCTTCGGCGCCATTGCCTCGAAGCTCGCCGATCCGGAGGAGCTGGCGCTGTTCGTGCGCACCGGCATGGGCGACATGCGCGCCATGGACGAGCTGGCTGCACGCAATGCGGCAGCGGGTCTGCGGATCCGCTCGGATACCACCCGCCTGGCGGGACTGGATTTGATGCACTCGCGGTACGCGAAGTTCCCCAACATGCAGGCATTGGTGAAGACGGAGATGGACCGCTTGAATGCGGGCGTCACCGCCGACGTGGATCTCGTGTCGCGCTATGACGACATCTTGGCGAATCAGAACCTCCTGGACGAGCTGCACGTGTCGCGCTGGACCCTGGAGCGCGCAATCGACAAGACCACCGCGCAGAACCTCTATCGCGCCGGTCCCGCGCGTTCCGGCGCGGGGCGCCCACGTACCTTCACGCCCGCCGTGCCGCCATTGACCTATACGCGCGGCTATGACCCGTCGCCGATCTCCGGCGGGTTCATGAAGACGAACCTGTGGGGCAGGACTGGTGACTATTTCACCGGCCCCCTGACGCTGGTCCGCTCCCTGAAGAACATGCACCCCAACGGGTACATGCGCATCGATGAGATTGAACGGGACTCGGTCAATGAACTGCGCGGCCACCTGGCGCGCATCCCCGGCATCAAGGAGTCCACGCGCGGGGACATCATGAACCAGTACCTGAAGACCACCACCGAGGCAGAGCGCATTGACCTGCTGGAGACGGTGGGCCGCCTCGGCGCGGCCAAGGTCGCAGAGCGCTACGGCGTCAGCCCCGAGGTGGGTGAGGCGCTGTTCAAGAAGCACCAAGAGCTTCGCCTGGGCGAAGTCGACAACATGAAGCGCTACTCGGCCGCCCTGCGTTCCCCGGAGGACGTGGCCGCCGGGCAGCCACTCCACGTCGACGAGTTCACCGTCGACGGCGGCAAGCTCTCCCTGTCGCCCTTCACGGTCACGCGCCTGGCGAACGGTCACGTTTTCCAGGATCTTGATGAGCTGGGCAAGGTCTTGAGTCGCCACGGCGGCAAGCTGGAAACCCTGCGCCTGGCCACAGGCTCTGCGCGCGACGCAATCGAAGGCGGGGCTGACTACCTCACCTACCTCTGGAAGTTCTCCACGCTCTTTCGCCTGGGCTACATCCCCCGCGTTCTCGGGGATGACCTGGCC